GATCCTAGAGGACGGTACAGAATTAAGCCCGTTTCAGTATATTTATCAGGCAAACCAGGCAAAGGTAAATCTAGCTTAGCCAAAGTTCTCGGAAGACTGATTCACGAATACGTAGGAGGCGACCCTATGTTGACTCCCAATGACTACATGTTCGGTATGTCTAACACAAAGTATCCCTTCGAAGGCTACAGTCCGACCAATCATACAATAGCTTGGAACGACGATTTTCTACAGAGCACTAATACTACGCAGAACGCTGAACTGATGGAAGAGATGATGAAGATACTTGAAGATGCACCCTACATTTGTAACACAGCTTTTGTTGATAAAGGAAAGGTGTATTACAGAGCAAGAGGGCATTTTTTCACTACCAACAGATCGAGCGATTTTAGCACAGCAGGTGTTACCTCAATGAGTGCCTTTTTCCGCCGTCTGGATTTATGTCTTGTAGTAGACATGCATTCGGACTGGAAGTCTCGTCCCATGAAGGACAGATGGATTCTCAAGGAGGCGGATTACCAGGGTTACGTAAAGAAGTTCCCTGGCAAACCAGTTCTGACGTATAGTGACATAGCGCGCTACGTTATAACCGCCTGTAGAGAAGCGGCAGCAGCAGCGGATTCTAAAGAAATACTTGAATTTGATCCTTTTTCTGTTTTTGAAGACGATGTAGATCCTTTGCTTTTACCTATATCCTCGTCTTCCGACTCATCGACTGAGGAAGAAGATCCCACTAATAAGGGTAAACAACCTGTGATAAAGCATGGGTCCACTGTTGTGAAGAAGTCCCCAGTTTCTCAGACAGTGCCCAAGGTCATGAAGAAGAAGACAGAGAATACCACGTCCTCTAAGTCAGCACCAGTTGCTGAAAAGAAGGATAGGAAATCTTCGTCAAAAACTGTTTTACCCAAAGTTACTCCTATGGTCAAGAAGTCTTCACTTAAGGAAGCTGAAGAAGTAATTGGCCAGTCGCGTAGTCGCATGGCAACCACCCGAGAGTTCATTCGCAGCACCATGGTCCCTAAAGTAAACGAGTATGAAATATCTTTTACGCGTTTTCTGAGGGAAGAACAAAGGTGGCAAGATGTTCTGTTAGGAAATAAGCCCCAGGCAGTCAGTATGAGAGCCGAATATGAAGTTACAGCGGAGCAGTTGAAGGAACTCCGCAAAGTTCATTTGCAAGGAAGCACAGACGATAAAGCCTTGGATCTCACTACTCGGAGGAAAATTAGAGCGTTTATTCCATGTGAAGATGCAGACGACAATTCTGCGTACCATACAGCAGTACTCAGTACAGGAGAAAACTACTACAATTTTGTAGCCATAGACCTGAGTTCTGTGGCAGGAGAATGCTCAGCAAGAAAGAGCTCTGTGGGTCCTTTGTGGGTAATTTCCCGCGATGCTGATACGGATAAACATATTGTGAATATGCATTTCTGGCTTAGAATAGGACTTTGCAT